GATACAGCAACAGTTGAGTGTCACTTTGACGAAACAGACACAAACGGACAAAGAGTTCTTATAGAAGGAGCATCAATCAATCTATTTTTACACCCAGAGGGTAATGATAGTGGCGATTTTGTACTTCAAGGTGCTGCAATTGTTACGTCAAATTCAGTATCAGTAACTATGGACGATACAATTAGATTATCTATTGGAGTTCAAGGAACTGGTGGAATTACTAGAACAACAGTATAATTTGACAAAAATTATAAAATAACTTAAAGATTAGAGTATGGGCGAAGCAATTAACAAAGTTAAAGATCATTTTAATAGTTATAAAACTCGCAAAATAATTGTACCAGAATGGGATAATTTAGAAATATTTGTTGAGCCTATTACTTTAGAGCAAAAGAAAAAAATATTAGACAAAACAAAAAAAGACGAAGTTGAAGCTCTGGTCTATGCTCTAATCTGGTTAGCAAAAGATGGTGAGGGTAATCCTCATTTTACATTAGAAGATAAATTTGCTTTGATGAAAAAATCTGATCCAGATGTAGTCGCTAGGGTTGCTGGTGATTGCATGACAGTTCCATCTTACGAAGAAGCTAAAAAAAAATAGCTGACGATACAGAATTACAATCATATTTCGATCTTGCCGATTATTTAAAGATACCAGTCTTTGAAGTGTTAAAAATGACTTATGAGGAGTTTTTGATGTGGATTGCATATCTTGATGATAAAGCAAAGAAAGAAAGAATTGAAAGAAACAAAGCACAAAACCAAGCAAAAATGCGTAGGAGATAAATGACCAAAAAAGTTGCTATAGATATAGTCGCAAGAGATAAGACCAAAGCCGCCCTAAATGGCGTGAACAAAGGTTTGAGTAAACTCAAAGGACAAGTCTTTAATTTAAGAAATGCTTTTGCTGGATTAGGTTTAGCTTTAGTTGGTAGAGAGTTTTTAAATACATCAAGATCAGTTGAACAACTCAGAGTTAGATTTAAGTTTTTATTTGGATCGGCTCAAGAAGGTGCAAAGGCATTTGATAACTTAACAACCTTTGCGGCAAAAGTTCCATTTAGTTTAGAAGAAATTGCTGGTGCATCAGGATCACTAGCGGTTGTTGCAAAAGATGCAGAAGATTTAAACAGAGTTTTAGAAATAACTGGTAATGTTGCGGCTGTTACTGGATTGGATTTTAGAACAACAGCAGAACAGATACAAAGATCATTTGCTGGTGGTATAGGGGCGGCTGACTTATTTAGAGAAAGAGGTGTTAGGGCTTTATTAGGATTTCAAGCTGGTGCAAAAGTATCAATAGAAGAAACAGTTGAAGCATTTGAGAGAGATTTCTCAGGTGATGGTAGATTTGGAAAAGCAACCCTTTCGTTAGCACAAACTTTTGACGGAACATTGTCTATGCTTGGAGATAAATTCTTCAAGTTTAAACTTGCTGTAATGGACTCAGACCCATTTGATTTTTTAAAAGTTTCTTTTTCACAAATTGATAAATTTATAGAAAGCAATTTTAACTCCATTGAGGAGTTTGCAATGGTTGTAGGAGGTAACATCGTTAAGATTGCAAAACAGATGATATTATTTGGTGCGGCTTCAGCAGATTTATTAGCACCTATATTTAGAGAAGTTAAAGCATCAGTTTCAAATTTAATTACCATATTTAATTCTTTACCAGCAGTTGCACAATCTTTAGGTCTTATTGGATTATTATTCTTAGGAAGAAAAGGTTTAGCTGGTATCATAGCCTTAGATTTTGCTCTAAGAAAAATAGGCGAATTCACTGGACTTAGTGATGTATTTAAAGATGCAACAAAAGATATTCAAGGATTTAACAAAGAGTCTATCGAGTTAGATGAGATACTTGCAAAACCATTAGACGAAAGATCATTCTTAGAACAAGCAAAAGTAGTCATAGCCGACTTAGAAAAGCAGATGCGAGAGGCTAGAAAAAATGCTGAAGATTTAGACAATATTATTTCTGATCTCGGTAAGACTTCAAAAACATTTAGTGAAAGACTAGATGACGTAAACAAAAGACTTAAAAGTACATTTAAAGATGCTATTTCTTCAGCAGATAAAGCTGTTAAATCTTTCACAGATGCAATCGCCAGAGCAATCGTAACTGGTCAATCTATGGGAGAAGTATTTAAAAATGTTGGTATTCAAATATTGACATTCTTTATTTCAGCTATTTTAGAGGCTGTAATTATGGCATTGTTCTTAAGAGATATTCTTGATGCAATCGAAGAAAGATTAGGCAAACAAGAAAGTGCATCTGATAAGGCTTCAAAATCATTAAGAATGTTAGCGGCATCAACCGCTTTAGCTGGAGCGAGTCAGGCATTATTTGGACAACAAACTGCATTTGCTAACAATCAACTTATAAGACAACAGGAATTAGAAAAGAAACAACAAAAAAGCACGATTGGTTCAGCCATTGGCGGTGCTTTGTTTGGTGGTGTAGGTGCGGCAGTAGGCGGCATAATCGGCGGTTTCTTTGCTGATGGCGGTAGACCACCAATAGGCAGACCATCTGTTGTTGGTGAAAAAGGTGCTGAAGTATTTGTTCCTGATTCTGCTGGAACTATCATTCCAAATAATCAATTAGGTGGAGTGACGAATGTTACTTTCAACATTAACACAGTAGATCAAAGAGGCTTTGCTGAATTGCTTGATGGTCGTAGAGGTCAGATAATAAACATGGTAAACACAGCCTTGAATAATAAAGGAAGGACAGCCTTAGTATGAGTGGAACATTTCCTACAAGCCCAGTTGCGGCTAGTGTCTTAATTACTAATAACCAAACAACATTAGTATCAACTGCAATTAGTGGTCGGAGACAAGCGAGACAGTTACAAAACCAAAGATGGGGAATGAGAGTTGCTTTTCCAGCAATGACAAGAGCCGATTTCAACCCTATATTTGCATTTATTACTCAACAGAGAGGTAGGAAAGAAAGTTTCCAATATACACCGCCTATATTTGATGACACATTAGGAACTGAGACTGGTTCAGTATTGGTGAACGGATCGCATACTGTCGGTGATACGACTATTGCAATGGACGCATTTGGGGCTGACGGATCAGGAAGATTTAAAGCTGGAGATTATATAAAATTTGGTGGTCATAATAAAGTTTACATGGTGGTTAGTGATGTAACTTCATCAAGCAATGCCGCAACAGTTACAATAGAGCCACCTTTAACAACAGCTTTATCAGATAATGACACTGTCGTTTATAATAGTGTTCCATTTACAGTTGCTTTAAAAAACGATATTCAACAGATACAATTACCTAATGATGCTAAATTTAGATATGAAATGGATTTGATTGAGGTAATATGACAAGAGGTTTACATTCTGATCTTAAAACGGAACTAGCAACCGATCATTTAGATCAAATATATTTAATACAATTATCTATTGGTGGGACAACTTATTATAGGACAACAGCTTATTTTGACGTTACTTACGACAGCAATACTTACTCAGCTAGTGGCGATGTTTTACAAGTACCAAGTGTAACAGAAAATAACTCGCTCTCTACTGCTCAAGTAAATTTAGTTTTAACTGGTGTCGATCAAACATTCTTTTCACTATTTTTAAATAATAACCATACGCATCAACCAGTCACAATATTTCGTGCTTATCTGAATGACTCAGGAGCATTAATAAATAATCCGTATACTTATTTTGTTGGATATATTTCAGGATATAATATCAACGAGACAACCACTTCAAGTAAATTAACAATTAATATTGCCAATCATTGGTCTAACTTTGAAATGAAAAAAGGTAGAAAAACAAATGATAATTCTCAACAAATATATTTCAATGGAGATAAGTTTTTTGAGTTTACAACAGCAGTAATAACTGATCTTGAGTGGGGTAAAACAACTGACCAACAGTAATTTAGTAAAAGCAACAAATTCAGATATACCAGAGTTAATAGGGTTTCTAATTGGTATGCACGATGAAGCAGAAACTTTATATCCACCATACGATAAGTTTTTGATGAGTAAATTTATCAAACCAATAGTTGCAAACGAACTATGTATATTGTTGAAAAAAGAAAAAAAAATTATTGGAGCAATAGGTGGTCAAGAAAGACGATGGTGGTTTTCGCACAATAAATATTTAGGTGATGCTTTTTTTTTCATAGATAAGAATGAAAGAACTTATCAAAATGCAAGTGCTTTAGTTAAGAGTTTTTTAAAAATAGCAAACAAAAAAATGATACCTTGTTTGTTGGGTACTTTAGATGGAAAAGATTTAGAGAGAAAAGCACATTTTTATAACAAATTAGGATTAAGACAAATAGGAAATGTTTTTGCAGATGGAGTTTAAATGGGTGCAATAGGCGATTTTATAAGTGATGCAGTAGATACTGTTACAGATGTCGTTGATGATGTCGTTGATGCAGTAGGTGATGTAGTTGGTGAAGTAATAGATTTTGCTGGTGACGTTGTTGAAGAAGTGATTTCATGGATTATACCAGAAGTTCCAGAACTTCCCGAAATGAATTTGCCTGATGCGGAGGTTGGTGCTTTAGGCACACAGGGATTGCTTTTAAATAAAAGAGCCAGTGATACATCACTACCATTAATTTATGGGACAAGAAGAATAGGAGGTAATATAGTTTTTATAGCGACTTCACCTGATAATCAATTCTTATATGTGATTATGGCTTTATGTGAGGGTCAAGTTGCTCGATTTACTGAGTTATATATTGATGATGAACTCTATGCTACATTTACTGGATCAGACTCAACATTTGGAACGACAACACTAATTGAAAGTATGTCTCTTAATGGTGTAAGTACAACCGCACCTACTAATACTTCCAATCTTTCTATCGAAACTTCTCACCCAGCATATCAAGGAACAGAAGAACAAGATGGTAATGAGGTCATTCATTATTTAACAAACTTTCAATTTTTTAATGGCACTGATGAGGGTCATCGTTACGGAGTGGGGTCTAATTCTACC